TAGCAAATTGTGTAGTATAAATATTACTTGCCATTAATCTAACAAATAAATATGCAGCATCATATCCTAATATTGTTATTGTATAATCTCCATCAGTTAAATTTATTGTTGGATAATTATAAGTATTTATTATTTTTTCTGATAACACATATACTGTACCATCTGCATTATATCCACAGCTTTTAGTTATTTGACAAGTTTGACTATCATAATCAAGATAAAATTCATCATAATTATCTGAATCATAATATAATAAATCATCTGGTAATTCATAATCTATATTATTATTAGTTCTAGTATTAGTAAATCTTATAGTTCTTATTTTTAAATATGTTGTGTTGCTTGGATATAAAGAAGAATTAGGATATAAATATGATATATTATAAGAAATTGGATGTATTTTTATTGTTATTGGTTCTGACTCATTTATATCTTCTAAAGTTACAATTCCAATATCACTTTCTCCACGAACTGTTATATCGATAGAATCACTTATTTTTGAGCTTAATTCATCTACTGTTTGAGTTAATGTTGCTATTTTATTATCTTGCTCTGTTACATTTTCAATTACACTTTCTATTCTTTGATTAGCTCTATCAACCATTATCTCAGTTCTTGAATTATTAGCAGAAGTTGTATTTTTATTTTTATAATTTTCTTCATTACTACTTGTGCCTTCGGTTTCTATACTATCACTTACAGCTCCATTATATTTAATTGTATGTGAAAATACTCTACTTGTTATTGAATTTTGTTCTTCATCAAAAACTTGTATCAAATCATTACAATCTAAATATATAAAACCTATTAAATCTAATTGTGATATAGGCATATATTGTAATCCAAATAATGCTGTTCCTTGTTGTATTAATTCATGTCTTTTAATAGTTGTATATGCAAAATAATTGTCATTTATCACTATTTCTTTTTTACCATTTTGTATTATCGCTGCTGAATCTTGCACACTTTCTTCTTGACCCTGTATATCACTATCACCATAAGTTACTTTATTTATAGGTCCATAATATTCATTTGCTTTTTTATAAGCATCTTGTTTATAATCATCAATTGTTATATTTTCAGTAATTGCATTTACATCGTTAGCATGAAAATCAAAATATAATTTATTATCTTGTCCTATTCTTGCCCAACTAAAAGCACATTTCACAATATGTTGCAAAATTTCTCTTAATTGTTTTCCACCAAATTGATTATTTACTACTAAAAAATCATCATTTATAAAACTTTGACTTCCTAGCTCTACTCCTGCTTGATTACAAATATTTATCAAATAATTTTTTAAAGTACAAGGATAGGTTATACTATCTACATAATTTTTATTAAATTTAATCATATAATCATAAGCTACTATTTTTATTGTTCCATTTGTGCTATCATTTTCTGGTGGTTCATTTACAATAAAATTACCATAATTTATATAATATGTAGAATTATTATAATCCGCTCCAATATGTAAAGAAAATTCTTTATTTTCTAAATTTGTAGTTTGTTCATTATCTAGTAAAGTTATAGTTACTTTTTTCGCTGTAGCTTGCCCTATAAATCCAACTTCTGGAACATACCTATTATCTTCTAAAACTATTTCTTTTATTCCATTGTTTTCATCAAGTATTATTTGATCTCCATGGTCTGTATAAACTATTTTTGCTCTTGTTACATTGTGCTTAAAAGCATTTTTTAAATCTTCAGTCCATTCGACATCATTTTCTAATTTATACATCAGTTCACCTCCTTAGTGTTCTATTAAATGAATTGCTTGCATATCTATCATTCGTTCTCCATTATATATTACAGGTTTATATTGCATATCATTATGATAGAATGTTCCTGTTTCGTATTCATCAATACCTTCATTATAATATTCAACTGTTAATGCCATACTTGCCATAATTACTGAATAATATGTTTGGTATTGTGCTTTTGTCATAGGCGGGAACTGCATTTGTATTTTTGTTCTTGTATGTGGTAGAACTTTTATATCTAATTTTCCACTTGCCAAAACTCCGCTATCAGCTGTTTGTACAAGATGGGGCATTATTAATAGCCCCTCTCGTTTTGGAGATGGATTAGTGAAATTGCAATTTCCTATTTTTACATAATATCCTCTAAAATTACTCATTTTCCCCTCCTAAATTACTATGCCATATTGATTGCTCATTTGGCTTTGTTGTTTTGTATAACCTTTATAAACTTTTTCATTTCCTATATAAATATTTAATGGTTGTCCTTCATTTCCAGAATTTTCTCCAAGAGCTTGTACAAACGCTGAATATGTTGCTTGTGCTATAGCCTTTGTAATTTGGTCATTATTAGCAACTGCTGTTTTGTTCCCAATGCTTCCTATCATTTCTGGTCCTGATTCATTAGCAATAAATAATTCTCCTTCCGTTGGGAAACCACCATTAGCATATCCAGTAAATCTTGGTATTGATATTGTAGGAACTAATGGTATATTTATTCCTACATATTGAGATATACTATTAATAGCGCGTATTATTGTATTTACTCCACCTATTACTACAGTATTAACTAAATATTCAATTGCACTAACTATAAAGTTTACAACTCTTGTTACAGATCTTAATATAGCATTTACAGAATTTTCTACAGCAGGCCCAATTTCCCATGTAAATCTTAATACTACATTTAATACTCTTTCAATTAAATTTGCTATTGAGTTTAATATTCTCTCTACTGTTCTTCCAATTGTTTCTATTACTGTAGATATTCCATTAAATATACTTGTAATAACATTTCCTACTGCATTTGCTACATTAGCAATTCCATTGAATACTGATGAAAATACATTTCCTATTCCATTAAATATTGTTCCTAAAACATTACTTACTCCATTAAATACTTTTTCTATAGCTACTCCTACTGTTTCGGCAACTTTAGAAATTCCATTGAATATTGTTTCAAATGTTTTTGCAACTCCTTTGAATATAGTTTCTATTATTTTACCAGCTTCTTTAAATACCTCAATGATAATTTTGCCTACCTTTTCAATTATTGTAGCAATTGCATTGAATACTTTTTCAAAGAACTTTCCTAAAGAGTCTATTATAGGTGGTAAAATTTCTCCTAAAGCTTTTATGAGATTTTCTATTCCATTAAAAATCTCTCTTATTGCTAATATTACTGCTGGAGCAATAGTTTCTATAAACTTTCCTGCTGCATCTAATATGGGTGGTAATGTTATTGCCATTACAGCTAATAAAGCACTAATCCCTGCTATTACTCCTAAAAAAGGAATTAATCCAACTGTCATTAAAGGTCCAAGTACAGCTATAGTTGCCATTAATCCTACTATTGGAGTAAATATTGCAAGCATTAAAAGTGCTACCTCTCCTGCATTCATTCCAGATTGAGCAAATGAATCTAATAACATTGATACTGATAATAATACTGCCGAAAAACCTGCCAATACTACAGCTGCACCAGCTATTGACTGCCAACTAGGTTTCAATCCTTTTATAACCGCCATCATTGCTGCAAATGCTACTACTACAATTGTAACCGCTCCTGCTAAAAATCCTAAAGCTTCTCCTACTGACAATCCTGTTTTAGCAAAAGTTTTTAGTAAATTAGTTAAACCATCAAGAACAAGTCTTATTCCTCCTAATACAGCTATTGCCTGAGCTGCTTTTCCTAAAGAAGTGGATAAATTGCTAATTCCTGTTCCTAATGTTGAAGCTGCACCAGATGTACCATTTAATGTATCAGTTAATCCTTTTCCTTCTGTCTTTGCCTTACTCATACTTGTTACTAAATTATTTTGCAAACTTGTTCCTATAGTTCCAAATAATAATCCAACTAATTTCTTTATTGCAATAAAATCAATTATTATAAATAATATTTTAGCTAAATCTCCATCACCTGAAAAAATTGATTCCCATAATATTTTCCCCAAACCTTCTAAAACTTTTCCAGCTATTTGTAAAACCTTTGTAAAAATCTTGCCAAAATCAATTTTGCTTAACATTTCCCCAATATCTTTAGCTATTTTATCTACATCCATATTGTCTAATATTTCAATTATTGTATCTAAAATTCCATTTATACCTTTGTTTATTGTTTCTCCGGTTTTACCCCAATCTATATTAGCAAATGCAGATTTTATAGCAGTACCAATTTTTATACCTAAATCTTTCCATTGAACTGTAGTTACAAAATTGAATAATACATCTACAGCAGCTTTAAATCCATTTGTTAATGATTTTCCTAAGTCTTGCCAATTAATAGTATATACCATATTATTAAGACCTTGTCCTATTTTTTTACCTAATGTATTAAAATCATAAGTATCAAAAAATGTATTTAGATTTGCAGTTATTGCATTTATTCCTTGACCAATACTATACCCAATTAATCCAAAGTCTAATTGTTTAGTAAAAGCATTTAAAGCATTTGCAATTTTTCTTGTGGCAGTTGTTGTTTTTTCTATTATAGAATCCCATTTTATGCTTCCCAAAAATCCATTTATTTTATTAGCAAAATCTTTAAATAAATTTTCTATATCATCAAACTTTGGTAATAAATCTTCTCTTATTCCTGATAAGTCAAAACTTGGAGCTATATTACCTGCGCCACCAGAATTATCATTTTTTTCAAGGCTAATATTGTTTAATTCATCAAAAGCTTGTAATTGTTTTTGAGCTTCTTTCGTAGCTTTACTTCCACTATTTGCCATAGCAGCATAATTATTAGCTGTTTTCCCTGCAAATATATTTATCTTTGAAAAATAATATACTAAAGCTTGTATTGCTTGTAATAATTTGTATATCAAATTAGTTATATATTCTATCACCGGAGCGAACATTGAACCTATACTAAATTTTAAATACGAAATATTTGTGTTTAATTGTTTTGCAAGTGCATCTTGACTAGATAAAAATTCATTAGATGTATTTCTTACTGCATAGAACGCACTTCTAATTCCAAACAATGCTAATGAATATTTAGATAAATTTTTAGCTAAATTTCTAAAATTATTGGATAATCCTGCGACCTTTGAACCTAATCCACCAAAAATAGAATTTAGTCCTTTTAATGCTCCTTTCGCAATAACAACTTTGCCTAAATAAGACAACATTTTTTTTATTCTATTGCCTGCTTCTGCTGTTAATTTTGAAAGTTCTTGAACACTTTTATTTACTTCTTTTACATCTTTTTTGTTCTTATTATTATTTTGATTAGTAATATTAGCATTTTTATTTTGCAATGATTTTTGTAAATCATTTTTATTTACTTTTGATATTTCTGTAGCTTTTGGAAGCTTTGGTGTTTTTATGTTTTTTAAAATATTTCCAATGTTTTGCATGCTTTTACTATATTTTGTAGCATTATTTTGAACATCGGATAACTTACTATTTAAGTTTGATAATGATTCGATTAATGTAGTTACACCTTGCGAAGCTTTATCAGAAGAACTTTGTATTTCAATACTAATATTATCCATACTTATATCAGCTATTTAAATCACCTTCTTTACTTTTTAAATTGTTTTTTTGTTGCTCTAGCCCAGTTATTAAAGAAGACTGTAGCTTTTAATCTTTCGTTCTCTTCTTCTTGTTTCTTTTTCTCTATTTCATTTTTTCCATCATCCTCTAGTTGTTCTATTCCATAAGGTTTT